GTATATCCTTCTTCAAATGCTTTTGCCGGGGAATAGCTTTGATAACCATCGTCGTAGACTACAAAATAGCCACCAGCTGCAGGCGTATGCTTGTCGGCCCACTCGCTAGAAATAGCGAATGGGGCATATCCACTTTCTTCTGGTATTATTGTGTCTTCTGAAAAAGACGGAGTATGACAATTGATTTTCTTAATCTTCAATGCCCATACCTTCTTATGGCACTGATATCTTGGCATTTCTACTGATGGTTTTTCCATTAGAACACCGAATCTGGACTAGGTATCTTCATGCAGATGTCCTGGTCCCTCACCACACGACAAGGCACACCATTCACCGAGCACGATAATCCATGAGAAACGAACAACATAATCCAATCGCCTACTTCGACGCCATCAGGTCCGAAATCAAAATCTTGATCTGAAACGAATGCACTGTGGCCTTTGGCTAGGACAACTCCAGCCTTGCCTTGGTATTCGTCTTCTTTGCGGGTTTGATCGCTGATGTAGATGCCGCTCTTGGTTTTTTCTGGGCGCTTATAAATTCCAACAAGTACCCTGGAGCCATGTAACTCAAATCCAGGTATCTTGCCGTCTCTTGTTATTCCTACTTTTTTGTAAATCTCTTGTCTTGGGTCTTCAGTATGTTCCATTAATGAAAAAGGCATTGTCTGGTTTATATCCCTAGATGTCTAACTGCAAAAATTGTGTCAATTGGATGGAATCCAACCATAGAATTGTCTTCTTCCTTAAATATTCTTAATGAATGCTCATCAACATCAAAGTAAAGTTCTCCTGGATAGCAAAAGCTATCCGGCTTACCTCGTGTCCATATTGTTATGCATGGACACCCTTCTACAGATTTTTTACTTTTCATGTTTCTATTTCCTCATTCCGCTCAATGCTACTTCCAAGGCGCGGCTCCCCAAATGCATCATATATTTCATCTAGGGCGTCGTTCCAACTTGTGCCATTGTATAGGGAAATGCTTGAATGCAATATCATTCTCATGTAATCAAGAGGTCTTTGTTCGGAACTCTTGAATTTTTCAACTTCATCTTTTATTGAATAAGCTTCAGGCATCTATTCTACTCCACAACACTGGCTAAGTGATTGTTATTGCGATGGTTTTTGCATGCCGTACATATCAGCTTCGATAGCTTGGCAGCGCTCCAGCGAATCACTTAAGCCTCTAAGATACCCTATTTTTTCTTTGTAGTCTTCAAAATTATTTACTTTCCCGGTAACTAATCCTTCTATTCTACTGGATATCTCCTCGTGGAGAGCACGCGCAAGTGCCTTATGAAAAGGATCGACAATCCCAGAAATGTCAAAATCAAGCATATTTAGTTATACTACTTGACCTTTGCGATGTGATTCGCGCTTGCCGTAGTTGGATATCTTTTGGAGCCTTCCATCGCCTGAAACGGCACCGGCATCATAACCAGTAACTTGACCTTTCTTGGTGGTAATCCCAGGCTCTTCCTTAACGCCGTCAGAATGGTCCATTCCCTGGTCTTTCAGGGTTCCCACGCGCAAGCCGCCAGGGTCCTTTCCTGCGCCAGTTGAGCCAGCAGGCTCGCCATCACCGGACTTAAGCATGCCCTTCACGCGGCCTCCAGAGGCCCTAGGAGGCACCATTCCAGGAGGAGGCATTCCAGGAGGCATTACAGGTGGAGGGCCACCAGGAGGCCCAGCGGCAGCAGGAGGGGGCGCCATGGGAGGCCTTGGAGGCATAGCTACAGGCATTGGTGGATGTGGAGGCATCATGGCCGGATTTGCGCCAGCAGCAGCTTGACCTTGTGGGGCAACTACAACTGTCACGTTAGTGTGACCCTTGTGCTTGGTTCTTCCGCCACGAGCCCTGTTTACTGCTTTACCGCCAGCTGCAAGGGTAGCCACGGCATTTGGCACAGCCTTTCTAGCTGGCCTGTCGCCTCTGGACTTTGACATGGTTGAGTCAGCACCAAAGCTAACAGCATCCTCAGGTCCCTCCTGCTTGAATATGTTAGTAGGTCCAGACTTGTTGTCAGAAGGCTTGGCAGAACCATAGTGGTCAGTCATCTGCCTTAGCTTGTTTGTGTGGTCCTCTTTTGCTTGTGATCTAAATGGGTGCATATCTAAATTTAACCTCCTGCTTGCTTTACAAACGCTGGCGCCTCGCTTGCGTACTTTTGTGTATCTACTGATTTGTCTCCTAGGTTGCCCTTCAGGATATCTCCAGCCATCTGATCTATGCGATCAAGGTCAGGCTGAACATATGGGGTAGATTTGATCCCCTCATCCTTTTTCATTCGATCAATGAACTTAGGAGTGTGCTTGTAAGTTGCCCCTTGCTGAGGATATGCCATATCTCTGTAATCTCACTTTTTACCTGTAGCCGCTGGCTTAGGTCTAGCTGCGGCTACCTTAGCTGCATTCTGTCTATCTAGTTCATTTTGCTTCATTTCATGCTGCCTTGCAAGTTCTGCCTGCTCAGCCTCATGCTGCCTAGCCAAATGGTCGCCTATTATAGCATGTTTTTGTTCAATGCCACTCTGTATAAGCTGATTGTTTCTGTCCTGCTCGCCTTGTATGCCTTCATGTTGCACATCAAGTGCTGTGCGCATACCTTCATGTTGACGATCTAGTGTACTTTGTATACCTTCATGTTGACGCTGCATAGCTTGCTGTTCTGCTTCATGAGACTGGTCTCCGGCGGCTTGTGCGCTGGCATGCTGCCTTTCTAGGTCAGCCTGGCGAGCATCTGCGGCATGACCCATAAGTGCAAGATTTTGCTCATGATCTCTGTCTGCCTGCTGATTCTTTGCATCCATGCCTAGTTCATATCTAGCAGCTTGCTGGTCTGCGTTGTGGATAACTAGCTCGCGAGCTACCCCAAGAGCAGCCACCTTTTCCTTTGCTGCAGCGTCCTGCTGCCTAGTTTGAGCATCAACGACGGCGCTTTGTTGAGATAGCTTAGCCTTAACCTGAGCATCTGCAGCTTTAGTTTGAGCCTCAGACATGCGGGCTTGGGCAGCAGTCATGGTCGCCATAGCAGTAATTTGCTCTGGCGCGGGAGGTGTAGGTGCATTAGGATCAGGAGGAGGCTTAAAGAACTGCTGCGGGTCGTCGATGCCCATGGTTTGCATAGCATATTCATCGACTTTATTTAGGTCGATACCGCCTGGGTTGGTCATGGCCATCTGCCTTAGGGCCTGTACCTTAAGATATCTCTCTGTCTGACTAGATGTGTTAGGGTCTGCCGCCGGCACAAGTTCACAATCATTAAGTGATGCTATAAACAGCGCATGGTGCCTTGATTCTGCCTCATCTTCAGCATCTTCTACAGGCTGATTTCCAACCTCTGCGTTTAGTAACTCTAGAACCTTGCTCTTCTTGTTGTGTCTCCACAAAGAGCTAGGGTCCTCCTTAAGCATATCCTTAAGCATATCAAATTCTGCACCCTGAGCCTGATGCAGGCGCTTATGCACGGCAGACATTAGCTTGGTCGCCTGCTCTATCATAGCAAGCGTAGTTCCTACTGGAGCATCTTGCTTACCTTCCCCAATTTGTAGTTCGGCGGTGCCGCCAACGCGCTGAGCAGATTGTTCAATACCTTGCATAAATTGTATGAATACTGGGCTAGCTTCCTTATATGGTAGCGGCATAACGGCGTCGCGTATGCTCTGCCCTACCGTGTCGATTGGCATTCCGCCGCCTGGAGGTATTCTGAATTGGTTAGTAAGCTGCTTAGCAAGTGATTTTACATACAAAAAGCCTGGGAAGTTGCTAAACATGCCGGCGTCAATCATCAGTCGCCAAGCTGCCGTAACAGCCTTCGTGGCGTTGCCAAGAACATTTAGCAGCCCGATTCCGTAGAACCCAAGTCCAGGAATGAACGTAAATGCAATAATTCTGTTGATGGCTAGGCAGAAATCGTCTTCCTCGTCCCAGTTTCTTCTGATTTCCAGCGCCCGCCTAGCATCTTTGTCTATTGTTACTTTATATGGCAGAGGCAACCCCGTAGATTTGCCATCCATCTTATGCTCAAATCCAGGGATATCTATCTCACAGTAGCACTCATATAGCTCGCGATCCTGGTCATCAGGCTCCATATATGTCTGAGGCGCAATACCCTGAATCTGATCGATCTTGGTATCGACAGGGTTTTTCATTTGAGTTGTGCCTTGCGTAGGCAAGTAAACGTCTCTATAAACACCTAGTAGCTGCATGCGCTTAAGGACGCTGGGGCGCATCATAAGGCGGTGGGTAACCCTACCTGCACTCTCCAGGTCTGTGGAGGCGTTGCTGACGATAAGGTCCTTGGCATCAATGGAAACAATAACGGGGCGGCGCTTAATCGGGTCGTGATATCCCTTCTTGAAGCTGATACCACAAAAGCCAAGCTGCAGAAGCATCCTGTCAGTATCAGGATAATATTCCTTAGCTACCTTGGTCAGGTAGTGGTTCATGTCCTTCTCTAGAGCCTCAGCTAGGCGATCAGAGATGCTGTTTCCTTCCCCGTCGTTTCTGACCTTCACAGGTCCGTCGCTAGGCAAAAGCTCCCCGCGGGCGTTCGCCTGGAAGCGCAACACCGCCTCAAGCAAAAGAGGGTTGTCGATGGTGCTTGTGCCCTCTACGGGCGTAGCGGCGCTTGCGGCAGCACCAGCAGGCGTCTTTATCTGCAGACCGAGCAAGCCAATGGCGTTGCTCATGTTCTCAAGCCAAGGCATGCGAGACTGCTCGTCCTGCTCTATGCCCAGCAAGAGCTTTTCGGTGATTTGTGAAAGCTCTGACTCGCTTAGCAATTCAGCAATGTTTTCGCTAAATCTTTCAGATTTCTTGGGCGGCGCGGGGCCGGCCCCAAATACGATGTCTACGCTTCCATCCTCAGTGGGAATCTGAATAGTTCCAGATTCAGGATCATACTGATCAGTTACATCACTGCCGCCATCAGCGATGACCGTGATATCTGCTGTAGATTGTGTAGAGGTGCCGCCGCTATTATCTCGCTGTCTGTAATTCGTTCCGAGATCAATAGGGTAACTGTTTGCGCCAGACAATAAAAAACCCTTAGGAGTGTAGCATTATGCATGCTCAAGACCTAAGAGTATCATTTTGTAATTATTATATATAGGATTAGTGGATCGTTAGCTTAAGCTTTCAGCGCTTCGGAGGAATATTGTGACGCAAGCTCTTACGCCTATGTCCTAAAGTAGAAATAGGCTTCTCTTCAAAAAAGAAGCTAGCTGCTGGCCTGCCCTCAACATGCTCAATTTGGCATGCTGCGTTTAATATCCAGGTGCCTCTAGTAACCTTGAGTGCCTTTTCTATCCAGACATGCTGGGCATCTACGCATTTATTGGATAAGCATTCTGGAGTATAACATTCCTCGGTTTGTTTTATTTCTGTGTCGTCAACTGTGTATTGATTTCCTGAATCTGGATCGGTAGCGATTACCATGAGCCATACAGCTACTTCACCTATCATGATCTTTGTCCTTCTTCCATGTTTTATGGTTTGCGGCAGAGAGGTATACCATAAGCAGGCCATAGCCCATACAACCAACGAACATCGCAGCCAAAGAAATCTGACCAATTAGGTTTACTGTAGGGTATGTTGTTAGAGATTCGAGCAGCATATATCAGTCCTCTATTGCTCTGGGGTTTTCCTGGAAAAGCTTCTGCTCCCCAGGCATGGCAGACTTTCCGAATACAGCGATGACAAATGGAATCTTGGTTGCCTCTATTTCAGCTAATTCTGCAGTTGCAGCTTCAACATCTATGAATTCCTCATGTACTCTCTTAACTCTCACTCTCCAGATTGGTATTCTGCTTCTTGCCATGTTTGACTCCTTGTCGGTATTGGATTAAATGTGTGATATTTTATTTTACCAGCAAGATATGCACGATGGGCATCTTGAGCAGTTTCGTAATAGCCTAGAAACTTATTCTTGTAATTAACCATAATGCTGGAAGACCACTTCTTTTTCTTTTTATTCCACGACGCCCCTATAAAACCACTAGTATTGCTTTTACGTATAGAAAGATTCTGACAGTTTTGTGCTCGTGTCGCCTTCCGTAGATTTTCTATTCTGTTGTCAGTTCTTATACCATTTATATGATCAATCTCTTCTGGCCATTCTCCATACATAATCAGCCACCCCAGCCTATGAGCATCATAGAAAACAAGACTTACATTTATTCTAATATACCCCCTTGTTAGGGTTCCCGCAACTCTCCCAGGATAAATTGCATTCCAGGTATTGCAAGCTCTGGCGTCTTTAAAGAACTTTAGAGGTCTTCTCTTCCATGTCAAGACACCGGAATTAGGATCATATGATAGAGTTGAATTAATCAACTCCAAAGACGGAGGTTCTAATTTAGATTTTGCCATACAACACTCCAGAAACATTGTGATGATTCGCCTAAGACCTATGTGGCACCAGTGCTCCAGAGTCGAACTGAGGCTTCAGGAGTTGGAGGCCCGCGTGCTAACCGTTAACACTACACTGGTATTTGGTACCTGCCTACTGTAACGCTCAGTACTCCACCGATCCACAGTCGATGTCCCAGACTTCTGGCGGCAGGCTTAATTTGGTGCCTCATGGTGGTTCC